TCGCTCGCCGTGGCGATGCCAAGGGTCTGCCGGGCATGTGTAAGCGTAGAAACACCTATGATGCCGTCGTAGCTGAAATTCAGGACGTGAATCATATCCTTTGGCTCCACAAGACCCTTGAATCCCGAAACCTGATAACGTTTCCGCTTGATTCCGCGGCTGTCCATAATCCAGACGATAGACACCAGCTGCGCCGGAATGAAGATCAGTTGCGTGACTTCCAATTTCGAATTACGCTCAATATAGGCGTATCCGTTACCTTGAAGCAAGACAGAAGCCATCAACGTTTTGACGAACGTATAGCGCGTCATGTTTTCATTCGGCTCTGAATTCAGCAGATAGTAGGCCGGGTGCGACTTATATTTACTCTTGAAGCCTTCTTTGTCCAGGAGGTAAGTTTCGAGCGGAAGCACGGCAACGCTGCCCGAGATGAGATCCACACACCGATAGACAGTGGAGAGAAGCATCGGCAGGCTGTTACTTTGCAGGAAACCCGGATAACTTCCCGTATATGCGGAAATCCCGGACGTTTCTTGCTTAGACGCCTTGCGGAAATCGATAGAAAGCTTGTAGCCGAAAAAATTCATCGCATCCTCTTTGCTATATAACCAAAGAGATGTCTGACATTTTGTCCGACAAGTGTAAAATCAATAGAGTTGTCCGTATCTCGGTGTAGACAAATAGGCCGAGAGAGCCATCAGACAAGCAATCACGCCGTCGATCTTTTTTTCCTCGTACTGTTTCGACGGTTTTGTATTTCCGTTCCGGTCGCGGGCCATGACAACATTGCGAAAACAGTGGCGCGTGATGATATTATTATCGAATTTCGCCCGATACGACAATATCAGGCGTTCGAGTTCCTTGGTCGGGCGGTTGAAATTGCCGATGCTCTGGCTGACCGGCTCCATAGGCATTCCCTTTTCCGTAGCATTGATGACGAACTGCGTGGCATTCCAGTCGTCATACCCCACCTTTTGGAGGTAGAACTGTTGCTGAATCTGCAACAGGTCATTCAGAATGTAGTCGTAATCCGTAACGTTGCCCGGAGTTACCGTAAGGCTTCCCATACGGCGCCATTCGCCGTAACGCTCTTTAAAACGCTTTTCTTGAAGGGCTGCCTCCGGAAGATAGTATTTCACAAAGAAGTATATAGCCTCCTCGGTGGGTATCATAAACGCAAGAGCCGTGAGGTCGCTCGTAGCAGACAGGTCGACACCCGCAAAGCAATCCCTGCCGTAGAAATCCGCGGCATTAAGGTTTTGCGAGGCTGACAAAATGTAGTGATCCGGGATCCACACCGTATCGGCATCGCACCATATGTTGATATTCTTGGTTTTAACGCCCACCTCCTCGGACGGAGAGTTCACGGCTTTCTGCACCTGCTCGCGGATATAGGCGGGCTTTACAGTAACCCCTAGGTTCGGGTTGCTCTTGATCCATACGTTTTCATCTTTCCAATCGTCCCCCTCGTCCAGCGCATAAATCAACGCAAAAAGAGAATCATCCGGCTTCAGCCCGCTCAAAACCTCCGTACACATCGTACGATACTGATAGCACGGGCCCAGTTTGTCGAAGCCCGCTGTCGTGATGATGACACCGAGGGGATCGTCACGCATACCCTGCGATGACTGCAATACGTCTTTCAGTCTGGTATTTTTGGCAGCATGGTATTCATCGAGTAAGTACATCGAAGCATTGAATCCGTCAAGTTTGCTGTCATCGGCAGCCAAGACCCGCAGCGTAGACAGCATCTTGTCGAAATTGACCCTATCCCGATATGGCTTCAAGTATTTACCTATAGGGTCGATGCTCTTCACGAAATTCGAACACATACCGAAGCTGATCTTCGCCTGATCCTTGCTGTTGGCCGCAAGATAGACCTCCGCATTCATCTCACCCTCCCCGATCAGGCTGTTAAGACACAGGGCCGCCGCAAGGGCTGATTTCCCTTGTTTTCGCGCCATCTCCATATACACGGATTTAACCAGCCGGCTCCCATCCTCTTTACAATAGAATCCGTAAATACTCGCAACAGCGAACTCCTGCCACAATTCCAACACGAAAGGCTTGCCGGCATGACGCCCCGTATAATGCCGGAGCATGCGAATGAAACGGATCACTTCCCGAACCTTTCTTTCGCGGAATTCGTACCTGTCATCCTCCATGAGAGCAAAAAAACGCTCGCAGGCGAGCCTAACCCACTTGCCCGCAACGATATCTCCGGCCAGCACGCGCTGAGCGTATAGTATATATCCCGGAACCTCAACCACGGGTGCGTTTTTCTCGGATATACTCATCGAGCGGAGTGTCAGGAACGCCATCACCCGGCTTATGCGAATCTATCTGAGCCTTGCTCTTAATCGTCAATCCGTATTGTTTGGCCACATCGAGGTATTGCGCCCACGCTTCGCGGGCGATATTCACATACGGATGCTTGACCTCCTCGCCTTTCTTGTTGGTGGTGATCATCGAATGCTCCGACAACCAGTATATCGCCGTGAGGTACTGGTCGAAACTGGTGGCCAGGCGATGCAGGTTCGGAATATCCGACGCATCTATTTTATTCTCGTCATTCAACTTACGAACCAGATCGCGGATGAAGCGTTTCGTCTCATCGTGCTGGATCGATCCCGGTATCTTAAACCTTACATTTCCCATATTATTTTTCTGAATTTTCGTTGTGGATATTCTGGTGACATTTTTTGCAGACAGACATCAGATTGGAATAATCGTAAGCAAGCCATAGGCGCCGCTGTGGGTTATCCGTAGACATGAACGAAACAATGTGGTGGATGTCCTCCGCAGGCGTCGTGAGACCCTTCCCTGCGCATACCTCGCATAGAGGATTGTTCATGAACTTAACTTCACGCAGGTGCTGCCAACGGCGGCTATTATAGACCTTATGACGCTCCGCATCGTAATTGCTGCTATTCTTCTTGGTTTTCCGAGGTTTTAAGATTGTCGGCATAGGATAATGAACTATATTGTTTTTCATCTTTGCATGTTTGGTAGAATACCATGCGGTAGCGATATTGGAAATACTCGATAAACTCGGTGTCCGTGCGGAAATTACGGGACAGCATATCGTGCGAGACATGCAGGATCGTATCGTGGAAGACATCCATATCCTCCACCGAGCCGAGGTTATGAGCCCTGGAAACACAGCACAGACGCAACAGCAAATCGTAATTGCGGGCTATGATGAGCGCAACATCCGGCAAAAAACACCCTTTACATCTGTTTCTCATCCTCGTAATACTTCACAGCATCCTCGACACCTCGCTGCAAAAAAGCCCGCGCAACAACCGACACGTTTACACCATTAACCCGGGCAACCTCCTCCAGGTGATGGTAAACGTACGGCGTCACACGGACGCAGATTTTGATTTTATTTTCGGGTCGAACCAGGGCGAGATCCGCCGATGTATTGCAATATTTTTTCTGAGACATCTTGTTTATCCGAATTTATCACTACCTTTGTATTGGGCTCAGGGGTGATCTTTCGGGATTGCCTCTTTTTTATTTTTTCTCCAGCTCTTCAAGGACGGCATCAGCGTATGATACGGCATCGGCTGCTACGGCTTCGAATACTGTAAGGTTCTCATTTTTCTGCATTTTATCTTGATTTTGCGAGAATCTCGCTATTTCAACAATTCGAACTCGAATTGTACCACTTCGGTTTTGGGAATCTTGTAGTGAAGGTTATTTCATTCACTTCCTCGCATTCGATCATATAAGCCTCCGGCCATAGCCCCTTTATTTGCTCGACATTTTCGGCATAGGCGACAATAACGAAAGCGTCGACGCTTTCGCCCGTACACCAATACGGATACTTGATCGGCCATTTAACTGGCCGATAATCGTTACCGCAATCTTTGAATTTGATATAGAATCTTGCTCGTATCATTTCTCCCTCTTTTTGAAATGTTCGATAATCTCCTCAACCGTGGCCTTACGGGCGGGGATACCGACCCGATGCTCCAGCAAGCATTTTTCGAAGCTCCCAATGGGTGCATACAGCCCTTGGTTTACCCATGCCTTCGCTTCCTCCGCGATAAACCACTGCTCGCGGTCGTTCTCGTCGTTCATCGCTGCCAACGCCTTGAACAGCTCGACATTCTCACCGCAGTCGTAACTCGGATTGCGACTCTCGGCATTTTCGGCCTTAAACTGACCGATGCTGTATCGGGTCTCCTCGTCGGATGACATCCTCCATTTATATCTGTCAACAATGATATTCCCAACATATTCGCCCGTATTCTTATAAACCGACACAACTACATCATCGCTGCCACCTAAAGGTTCTGTAATATAGTAAGCCATCTCATTGCTATTTTACTAATTCGAAAAGTGTTTTACTCTTCGCTATCGTCCCGATTTTCACCCGTTCCGCCTCTTCTTTAGTGTCGAACTTTAATACCATTCCTTCGCGTATTGGGCATCCATTATCCCGCCAAAGTACATAAACCATAAGACACCACTTGTCATCCCAAAACGTGGGCGTCCCGTATATCTCAGCCACGTAAGCATATATTTTACGGGTGACTATTTGACAGGTCAAATCGCTCATTTCACCAATTCAAATTCGTAAACCACCACCCACGGGTTCCGATCCCACGTTCCACGGCCGGACACCTTGTCGATTAGTGCGGCGAAGGCCTTGCGGGGAGTGTCAAATTCAACGGCTGTTCCCTTTTTCTCGTCGACAAACCCATACGTGGTGGTATCTGTGGATTCGTACCACGATTCGATAATGCCCTCGCGAAAACAGTCATCGTGCGAAATGCTCTGCAACTGCTCGCACTTGATTCCGGTGATGCGGATTTGGTGGGGCATCAAATCGGCTCGCACAAACAGTTTGTTTCGCCAGCCAGGTGTTCTATCCGCGCCATATACAGGAATGTCACATCTTGGCGAAAACGCATGGTAATAACTTTGCGCCACGGCCACGACCTCGCCGACCTTGTAGCGGCATTTATGGCGAAAAATTTCAATTCCTTGACAGCACATTACGATACAGCCAGTGGCTTCCTCATAGGTGAAGTCTTCGGCCGAGGTCGCAGCCCGTTGAAATTGTTCACCTCCCTCGATGCGGCGCGTATTGTTTTTTATATAGTCAATGACCGCATCCGTCAGTCCATAGCGGTCGTTAAACATTATCTTCTGCATGGTTATTCAGTTTTAAGTAATTCCGGGGTGTCGTGGATATTACCTATTTTCGTAAATGAACAACACCAAATTTCCTCAGGTTCATTGTTCGCATCTACAAAACAGAACATCCGATCTCGATAGGCAATTACGCTACGCCTATTGATTTTCATGAGATTTTCCCATTCTACTATATCTCCCTCCCAAACATCCGTGCCGTTATTGTCTTTCAGCCCAATATACTCGCCGACGGTAGTGGGATCAACTTCATATAATCCTGTAAAGGTCTTGATAAATATCCGGCCTGCGTCTGCGCCGTAGCAATGAATCAGGTCTCCATAAACCCACTTGTCGTTATCTATACGCTTGCCTCTGAATTAACTCTCTCGCATAACTATTCTTGTTTGAGGTTGTTAATTCTGTCGATCTCGACCTTCAAATTCATCTCTGCACTACGCACATCCCGTTGCAATTCCTCCAGCCGAGCTATTTGCTCCTCGTCCATCCGCGGGCATCCCCGCAGCCAGCTGTCGTAATTCGGGGTGTTCAGTTTGCCGTCACAAATCCCTCCGACACGCATACAGTAGTCGTAGTACTTGATGTATTCCTCCTTCGGAGCGTCTCGGTCGATGTCCGTCAGCATATCGGCCATGCTCACGAATAGATCGCCGACCTCTGCAATTCCTCCGGGGTCGTTACCTGTCCACGCAGCCGGCTCATAATCGTAGCCGTGCTTCTCGCAAAAAGCAGCCAGATAGGCGTTGCAGGCCGCATTGTAATTCAGTCTCAGTTCCTCGCGTGACATTCCATTTGCCGTGAATATCTTGCTTTCCCTTTCTGCGATCATCTCAATTCCTGTTTTCATTTTTTCTTTCTCGTGTTGAATTTTACCATCAATTTGTTCGCGTTTCGCACATGCTTGCTCATGGTTAGGATGTTTTAGTGTAACGCCCACGTCTTGTGCATTGCAGCGATCAGGTCTATATACCCTTTGTATTCCTCCATCTGCTCGGGACTATAGCCTTCGGCCTCGCCAATTTTTCGGAAATGCTTCTGCCACTCGGAAATGGTGTAGCGTTTGCATCCTATTTGAATAACATCCTCACCCCAATAGGATACTGTATGACGAGATGCGCTGATAAATAGCGATTTAGGAACATCGCACCCGTCGCCCAGTTCGCACCCGTCGCCCAGTTCGCACCTGTAGCCCAGTTTGCACCCGTAGCCCAGTTT